TGATTTATCAACCTTTCTTATGGTATCACAAAAAATATTCTCAAAAATCTAGAAAAAAGTCTTGACTAATTCTAGAAAAAAGTATAGAATAGTTTTTGTAAGTGATTGAGTTAGAAAAAAACGAAGTCAAAAATACGTTTTAAAAACTAAATATAAACGGTCGGCAAACTGTGAATATACGTAATCAATGGTATTAATAACCTTGTTTTTATTATGCCTAGATTATAGACTTTATTATAGAACTTGTCAAGAGTTTACACAACTTTTTTCTAACTCTTTTTCTTACTTATGAGAAAGGAGGAACATATATGCCAAACATGGATAACGGACGACAAAAAGTTTTGGATTATTTGAAAGAAAATAATCTGACCATTGCAACATTGGCAGTCCAATATAACATGGCTCGTCAAGATGTAACTAATATCTTGAATGGTAAATTAAAAAATCCACAAGCACATCGCTTTGTAGCTCGTGTGATTGAAGATTTTAAAATTCGATAGAAAGGTAGGATAAGTTATGGCTCTTGAATTATTTGGAGACAGCTTCAAGTCAGAGCTTTTCGAGGAATTGGTCGAGCTAAACAAGCAAGCGATGGCAGAAGCTAAAAGGCAGGTCTCTAAGCAAACAACATGGGTCACCATCAAAGGACTACAGACCGCTACTGGTTGGGGTCGAACCAATCTTGAAACTTGGAGAGATCAGGGGAAGTTCCGTAGTGTGCAAAAAACACAAGGCGGTAAATACTTGTATGACTTGGAAGACGCACAACGTTTCTGCCGATCGCTTGCAAAATAAAATGGACCTCTGCAAAGCGGAAGCCCAAACAAAAATACTTATATTTTCAGTATAGCACAAGGAGGTGCTAAATGCAAAATTATGAACAAATACGCTACATCACAGACTGGGAACGGAAGAATTTTAAATTAAGTCATCAGTACAAGAATGCTCTTGCGAAGAAACCAATTGAAGTCGTCAAGAATGAATTAGAAAAGCTAACTAAAGAATACTCTGATGTAACATTTACAATCGAACCTAAAGGATCTATGAAGATTGATAGCGATAAGGTCGTTAGATTTAAGAAAGGATAAAAAATGATTTATTTACTAATTGCAATGACTATTTTAAACTTTGCGACTCTATGTGTTGCTTGGTATTACAAAATCAGGTTTGAAAAACGAGGAACAGATCAAGAGATTTTTCAGCGAGAAGCGCAAAGAAGAAGTGCTCTGTCTCGTGCAAACGGCTCTGCGTTTACTTGGGATAAAGAACCGATGATTAGAAAGGTAGTAGAAATAAATGGTAACCATTAATAAACTCGAAATTGAAAATGTCAAACGCGTAAAAGCGGTTAAGTTAGAACCGTCTGCAAAAGGTTTGACGATTGTTGGTGGAAATAACAACCAAGGGAAGACAAGTGTGCTGGACGCTATTGCTTGGGCGCTAGGGGGGAACAAATACAAACCTAGCCAAGCACAGAGAGAGGGCAGCACGATACCGCCTAGCCTGAAAATCACGTTATCGAATGGCTTGATTGTAGAGCGTAGTGGCAAGAATAGTACACTCAAGGTTATTGACCCAAGTGGGAATAAAGCTGGCCAAAACTTACTGGATAGCTTCGTGGAAGAGTTGGCTATCAACTTGCCGAAATTTATGGAGCAGACCAGCAAAGAAAAGGCTAAAACTTTACTACAAATCATCGGAGTCGGTCCGCAGTTGGCTGAACTGGAAATGCAGGAAAAGGCTAAGTATGACGAGCGCCATGCGATTGGTGTCATTGCTGACCAGAAAGAAAAGTTTGCGAAAGAACAACCGTACTATCCAGATGCACCGAAAGAGCTAGTCTCTATCGCTGAGCTGATTCAACGGCAACAAGCTATCCTTGCTAAGAATGGCGAGAACGCCCGCAAGCGCCAGAATTTGATTGCTATCCAAAATCAACACGATTCAGCAACTGCAGAAGTTAAACGGCTAGAGCAATTGCTGGCCGATGCCAAAGAAAAAGAAAGTCAGTTAGTTCAAGATTTGGCTATCGCTAATGCCGATGCCATGGATCTTCTCGACGAATCGACCGAAGAAATCGAAAAGAACATCGCAGAGATCGACGAAATCAATCGTAAAGTGCGCGCTAATCTGGACAAGGACAAAGCAGAAGAAGATGCTAAGGGCTATCGCGAGCAATATCGTGAATTAGACCTTGTTATTGCTGACATCCGCAAGCAGAAGACAGACCTGCTTACAAATGCAGACTTACCATTGCCAGGCTTATCTGTGGACGATAGCGAATTGCTCTATCTTGGTCAGCGATGGGATAACATGTCTGGTAGTCAGCAATTACAAGTAGCGACCGCTATCGTTCGTAAGCTCAAGCCAGAATGTGGATTCGTGCTGATTGACAAACTGGAACAAATGGATCAGCTGACTTTGCAGGAATTTGGCGCATGGCTCGAACAAGAAGGATTGCAAGCAATTGCGACTAGAGTATCAACTGGCGATGAATGTAGCATCCTAATTGAAGACGGGTATAGCGTGAAGCCAGAGGTGGCACAAACACCCAAAACATGGCAAGGTGGATTTTAAGAAATAAAGGAGAACAATCATGAAAAAAACAGAAACTTTTATCGTATTACGTAACAAAAAAACAGGCGAGTTTTTAACAAAATACAAAAGCAAAGAAAAAACTCTTGCTTATTCATCACACTATACAGATGAGTTAAGTCATGCTGCAAAAAATGGTGTCGAAGCGACAAAAAAACAAATTGAAGATTTTACAAAACTAGCGAATGCATTTGATTGTGAATTGCTTAAAGTGACCGCAACCTACGAACTAGAAACACTTGACGGTAAAGAACCAGAAGAATTAACAGATGATATTGAAAAAACAAAACATGAGTTATTTGCGAAACTTCTTAATTCGTTGGCGAATGGATTGGAGGACGATTAAATATGCAAATTACAAGAGGAAAACGGGCACGAGCTCAAAAGGTAGTTATCTATGGCCCTGAAGGAATTGGCAAGTCCACGTTTGCTGCTGAATTCCCAAATCCAGTCTTCATTGATACAGAAGGATCAACAGATAATATGGATGTTGCGCGATTGGACAAACCGACCAGCTGGACTATGCTTAACAATGAGATTGCCTTTATCAAGGCCAATCCGACTGAGTGCGGAACGCTCGTTATTGACACAATTGACTGGGCAGAATCCATGGCAGTTACTCATGTATGCTCTCAACACGGTAAGCAAGGGATCGAAGATTTCGGCTGGGGCAAGGGTTATACCTACGTCCAAGAAGAAATGGGACGTTTCTTGAATAGCTTATCCGACTTGGTAGATATGGGTATCAACGTGGTATTGACTGCGCACGCTCAAATCAAGAAATTTGAACAGCCAGATGAGATGGGGTCTTATGATCGTTACGAGTTGAAACTCGGTCAAAAAACAGGCTCTAAAACTGCTCCACTAGTCAAAGAATGGGCAGATATGGTTCTATTCGCCAACTACAAGACCTTGGTCATGACGACTGATAACGGCAAGAAAAAAGCGCAAGGTGGTGAGCGCGTAATGTATACCAACCATCGACCAGCTTGGGATGCCAAGAACCGACATGGGTTACCTGATGAAATGCCATTTAATTACAGCGGTGTAGCTCATATCTTTGCAAATCAGCAAGTGCAGGCTCCACAGCAAGCTACGCCAACACCACAACAGACGCAAACGGAATTGCCAATTGACATGTCGCAAGTGGCATCTAAACCGCAAAATAGCGTCCCTGAGGAGCCACAGGCTCAAATTGAACCGACACAACCAATACAATATGATTCTAACCTGCCAACCAGTCTGACAGACCTTATGAAGCAAGAAAGTGTAACGGAAGAAGAACTTCAAAAAGTCGCTTATATCCGCGGTCACTTCCCGCTAGGGACGCCAATCGAAAACTTCCCTGCCGATTACTGGGATATGATCGTGGCACACTGGAAGGAAACTCTAGAAGTTATCAAGAATCAAGTACGAACTGAGCCGGAATTGCCCTTCACGGTGTAAGTTCTGGGAGTTAGAAATCATCGCAAAATACAACAAGGAGTATCTATGAAAGATAAAACTATTAAAATTGATTTGTCGAAAATCGCAAATACAGCCTTACAAGAAAAGGTTGACAAGGAACTCGAGAAAGTACTAGATAATATATTGGACCTCAACACGGAAGCGAAAGTAACCCGAAAAGTCACTATCACACTGACAATGTCAACAGACGATGAACGTACAGCCGTTAAGACAGGCATGGAAGTCAAATCTACCTTGGCACCACAGAAAGGTGTCGCAACGACTGTCATCGTCGGCCGTGATGACGCTGGTAAAATTCACGCTAACGAACTTAAGAGCGGTGTACCGGGTCAGACCTACTTTGACGATAACGGAGACATGCGAACGGACACGGGTGAGCTTATCGAAAAAGTAGAGCAACAAGAAAAATCTAAAATTATTGATTACAATCAAAAGAAAGCAGGTAACTAAACATGGCGGAAAACATCAAAGAAGCATTGTCCTATGCAGTTGAATTGGCAGAACATGAAAGCAAAATCATCAAGTCCGGAACAGGCAGGGAATACTACGATAAAAACCGTTACAGCCTGCAGGAACTGCAACCTCGCAATTATGCCCCAGCGCTCAATCTGCGGACGCTGCGCAGTCTGGTGGACTATCTCAAGTCTGATAATGACGCCATTAATTCAAAACGCGTTCTCGTTGTAGTGGAAAGTCCGCAGGAAGTATCTGTATATGACCAAGTAGACTTTGACTACGGACAACGCAATCAACTTGTTTGTGTTCAGGCTGCCGTGCCACGAATTCCCTTTGACAGCTGGCATGATCAGGAGGAATTTAATATCATGCTACAATCTATGTTTATTGACGACGCAGACCGTAGTATTGTGCTTGACTTTGCTAGCCACTTGAAAATCGAAAAAGGTGCAGAAGTGCAAGATAATGGTGTAAGCCAAGTGGCTACTGTGCGTGATGGTGTGGCAAGCCTAGCACAAGCTAAAACTCCAAATCCAGTAACCTTGCGACCATATCGGACCTTTAACGAAGTAGAGCAACCAGCAAGTCAATTCATTTTCCGGATTAACAAAATGGCAAACTTGGCACTATTTGAAGCAGACGGGGGCAAGTGGCAGCTTGAAGCTATTGGCAACATTGCAAGATACTTGGCAAAAGAACTTGCTGACAACAACAAAATCACAATTTTAGCATAAAAAAAGGAGAAATCAACATGACACAACAATACAATAACTTTGAACACGAACTTGGATGGGAAGACACAATTCAAAAGGATTCTGAATTTGTCCTATTACCTGACGGATTGTACCATTTTACAGTCGTTGGAATGGAACGCACACGACACACGCCAAATCCGCAAAATCCAGGGAAACTACCAGCGTGTAATAAGGCTATTGTCAGCATCAAGATTGTAGCCAATGAAGGTGAAACAGAATTGCGACACAACTTATACTTGCACAGCTCAACCGAAGGCATGCTATCTGCTTTCTTTGCGGCAATTGGCCAAAAGAAAAAGGGCGAACCACTTCGCATGAACTGGAATGCCATTGTAGGGGCAACTGGTGTATGTAAAGTTGGAACCCGACAGTACAACGGCAATAATTACAACGAAGTCAAATCCATGCTCTATCCTGAAGATGTGGATTATACAAAAGTATTGAATCAACAACCGGGACAAGCTCAGCGACCAAACTTTACACAACAACCACAAGCTGGATACCAAGCTGGACAATTCTAGGAGGTAAGGGATGCAATTAAGACCTTATCAACAGGAAGCACGGGAAGCTGTTCAGGCTGAATGGGCTAAAGGTCGCAAGCGCACGCTCTTAGTATTACCAACGGGATGCGGAAAGACGATAGTCTTTTCCAAAATCATAGAAGACCAGGTGAAAGAGGGCAAGCGGGTGCTTGTCCTTGCTCATAGGTCCGAATTGCTAGAGCAGGCGAGCGATAAGCTCAAGACTGCTACAGGGCTTGGCACAGCTTTAGAAAAAGCAGAAAATACCTCTATTGGCTCATGGTATCGAGTAGTCGTCGGATCAGTCCAGACCATGCAGAGAGATAAGCGACTGAGTCAATTCTCTCCTAACTGGTTCGATACGATTGTCGTCGATGAAGCCCATCACGCTATTTCAGATGGTTATCAGCGTGTCCTTGGCTACTTCGAACAGTCCAACGTCCTCGGGGTAACAGCGACCCCAGACCGTGGAGATATGAAGAATCTTGGTTCTTACTTTGAAAGTTTGGCTTACGAATATTCGCTAGTGCAGGCTATCAAAGAAGGGTATCTATCGAAAATCAAGGCGTTGACAATCCCGCTCAGCTTAGACTTGTCAAATGTCAGTATGTCAGCGGGCGACTTCAAAGCCAGTGACGTGGGGACTGCACTAGACCCGTATCTGGAACAGATAGCAGATGAAATGGTCAAGCAATGTGCTGACCGCAAAACAGTCGTATTCTTGCCATTAGTAAAGACCTCGCAGAAGTTTCGCGATATCCTAAATGCAAAAGGGTTTCGCGCTGCAGAGGTCAATGGTGAGTCCAAGGATCGTGCAGAAGTCCTAGAAGACTTCGAGAATGACCGTTACAACGTGCTTTGTAATTCAATGTTACTGACTGAGGGCTGGGATTGCCCATCAGTAGACTGTGTTGTAGTGCTAAGACCTACCAAGGTACGTGCCTTGTATAGCCAGATGGTCGGGCGTGGGACTCGCTTGCATCCAGGGAAGGAAGAACTGCTCTTACTGGATTTCCTCTGGCATACAGAACGCCACGAGCTATGCCGACCAGCTCACCTTATCTGTGAAACTCCAGAAGTCGCTCAGAAAATGGTCGAGAATATGGAAGAAGAAACAGGTGTTATGCTTGATCTTGAAGACATGGAAGTGAAGGCAGCAGAAGACGTGGTCGCACAGCGTGAAGAGGCTTTGGCAAAACAGCTGGAAGAAATGCGCAAGCGTAAGCGTAAGCTAGTTGATCCGTTGCAATTTGAAATGTCTATCCACGCTGAAGACTTATCGAATTACGTGCCTAACTTCGGATGGGAGCAAGCGCCTGCAAGCGATAAGCAGTTGAAAGCTCTCGAGAAATACGGCATCTTTACTGACGAAATAGGAAATGCTGGAAAGGCTAATCTCTTGCTAGATAGACTACACAAGCGACAATCAGAAGGCTTGACGACACCGAAGCAAATTCGATTTTTGGAAGGCCGAGGCTTTAAAGATGTCGGAATGTGGCAATTTGACCAAGCTAGAAATATGATTGACCGCATTGCTGCAAACGGATGGAGATTACCTGCAGGCGTGCGACCAGCTGAATATGTACCAAATTAAAAAAGGAGGAAATAAGTGGCAGAGAATGATTTTAATTTGTTGCCGTTGCTGGATTACATCAATCCTGCCACGGTAGACTACCAAACATGGGTAAATGTAGGAATGGCCTTGAAACACGAGGGCTATACGGCATCTGACTGGGATAACTGGTCACAAAACGACAGCCGATACAAAAAGTTCGAGTGTTTCAAGAAATGGGATACCTTCAACGAAGAGGCAGGAACGATTGTAACAGGTGCTACGATTACCCAACTCGCAAAAGAAAACGGTTGGGTATCACAATCCGGCTATGACAGCGAGAATGCGCGTGAATTAGACTGGAACGATACCATCGACCGAGACTATCGGGTCATCGATAAGAATTGGATAGAAGGTAAGGAAATCCATGAGCCGGCGATTTGGAATCCAGTGCAGGAAATTATCAAGTACCTTGAAACGCTTTTTGAAGCGAGCGAAAATGTCGGTTATGTGACCGAATGCTATCCGAAAACGGACAACGAAACAGGCGAGATCGTCAAATGGCTACCCACTAAGGGGGCCTATGACCGTACTGCTGGGCAATTAATTGAAGCACTTAGCAAGTGTAACGGGGACGTCGGAGCAGTCTTAGGTGACTATCACGAAGAAGCGGGCGCATGGATTCGTTTCAATCCCATGGATGGTAAGGGTGCTAAGAATGAAAATGTGACAGATTTTAGATATGCACTAGTTGAATCAGATAGTATGCCAATTGACAAGCAGAACGCCATTTATAAAGAGCTTGAACTGCCGATTGCAGCCTTGGTCCACAGCGGGAACAAGTCGCTACATGCCATCGTGAAAGTAGATGCTAAAAATTATGAAGAGTATCGGAACCGCGTTGACTACCTTTACAAGGTCTGCCAAAAAAACGGGATCGTAGTTGATACCCAAAATCGAAATCCAAGCAGACTATCACGCATGCCGGGCTTTATCCGAAATGGTCAGAAGCAATTTTTGATAGATACCAACATTGGTAAGGCCGACTGGGACGAATGGTACCAGTACATCGAAGACTTGAACGATGACCTGCCTGATCCTGAAGGGTTGGCAGATAGCTGGGATAATTTGCCAGAATTGGCTCCTGAGTTGATTAAAGGTGTCCTTCGTCAAGGTCATAAGATGCTGATTGCCGGACCTTCAAAAGCTGGTAAGTCGTTCGCATTGATTGAAATGTCGATTGCGATTGCTGAGGGTAAGAAATGGCTTGGTTGGGATTGTACGCAAGGTCGTGTCCTCTATGTCAACCTGGAACTAGATAGACCATCCGCTTTACATCGCTTCCGTGATGTCTACCAAGCTATGGGATTGCCACCACAGAATATCCAGAACATCGACATTTGGAATCTTCGTGGAAAGACCGTACCAATGGACAAGCTAGCGCCTAAACTTATCCGCAGGGCGTTGAAGAAGAACTACATCGCAGTCATTATTGACCCGATCTATAAGGTTTTAACGGGTGACGAGAATAGCGCAGACCAGATGGCACACTTTACCAACCAATTTGACAAAGTAGCCACAGAGCTAGGCTCTAGCGTTATCTACTGTCACCACCACTCAAAGGGTTCGCAAGGTGGTAAGAAGTCCATGGACCGCGCTAGTGGCTCGGGTGTATTCGCTCGAGATCCTGACGCGCTTATTGACTTAGTTGAGCTGGAAGTGTCAGAGGAATTGTTGACACAACGCCTTAATCAGGCAGCATGTGAAGTTTACAAATTGGCTTTGCAAGAGCAGAACAATGCCTATTATCAACAGAATGTCGGATTAGATGACCTTCTGAGCCCTGCACAAATGCGGACACATTTTGAAAAGGGTATTCCTGATGTCATGACTCGAGCCCCTTATACAGATAAGCTTGAAGAAGTTCGTAACAAGATCCAGATAGCGACCGCATGGCGCGTTGAAGGTACTCTTCGAGAGTTTGCCAAGTTTAAGCCAGTGAATATGTGGTTTAGCTATCCAGTGCATGCGATTGATGAAACAAGCGTGCTGGCTGACATACAGCTAGGCGAAGACGTGAACAGAAAAAATTCTCCATGGAAGAAAAATTTCGAAAAGAAAGAAACCAAAGAGGACAAAGCTAAGAAAGTTGAGACTGCAATTGGAATTTTGAACGATGGCATCGAACCAGTAACTCTCGAAAATTTGGTAGATTATTTCTCTACTGAGGAGAAGTTGGTAAGCGAAAAAACAGTCCGTAGGTGGATAAAAAATAATGGAAAATTTGAAATTATAAACAAGGAAATCGTGCCTAAAAACTCAAATATAAATGAATAGGGACAAGGACATATCGATGGACATATCGATAGACACATCGAAGGACAAAATTCGATATGTCCCTAGGGACACAGGGACATTATTCAATTTGTCCTTATGTCCCTAGAATGTAAAAAATGAGGGACATATCGAATATTTTATCGGAATGTCCGAGGGACAAAACCAGGGACAGATTATCTAACTACTAGGTAGTGTAGATAATTGGGAAATGTCCCTGAGAGTTCAGAAGAACAGGTACAGGAACAAGGGGGCTATGCATCCGCCCCTTGTAACCCTGTAACCCTGTCCTTCACTCTGAACTTAGGCGCGCATAAAAAGAAAGGAAAAAATAAAAATGGGACGTACTCCTGGAAGTAAAAACAAAAAACAAAAACGGCGCTCTGGAAAATTATTAATTGCGAAAACTATGCCACCACTGTATCACACGTTACCTGGAGAAAAGTTCGATAGCGACAGAAGTCAAGTCTATGCTTGGATCAAAAGTCAACCTGACTTGATGAACTGGCTTTGGAGACAGTTAGGGTCTGCTGGTTACATTGTGTATGATTCTGACACTGGTCAATGGATGGGGGTTGATTACTATGATTGAATTCTTTTTACCGATGGAAAAAATTCCGACGACTACTCACCAACAAAAAAAGGTAAACGTGCAATTTGGTAAGCCAATCTTTTATGAGCCGACAGAATTAAAAAATGCCAGAGCGAAATTTGAAAGTTTGCTTGCGCAGCATGTGCCTTCTGATAAATTAAAAGGAGCAATTAGGCTGACAGTTAAGTGGTGCTTCCCGCGTATTAAAAAAAGCTACGATGGCCAATACAAGACCACAAAGCCAGACACGGACAATCTGCAAAAGCTACTCAAGGACTGCATGACTAAGCTTGGATATTGGCAAGATGATGCGCAAGTGGCCAGCGAAATAGCAGAGAAGTTCTGGGCAGACACTGTCGGGATCTATATCAAGATTGAGGAATTGGAATGAAGATTGATTACATTGATTTCTTTAGCAGAGTCATTCCTGAGTGGATGGCGCGCAGCAATCAAAAGAGTCAAGAGGTAGGTTTTGGCTCAGATGCTTATTGGCTATGGGCGGTCGAATCGATGGGACAAATTTGCAAACAATACAATGATGATGAGCTAGTGACGGAGCAGTTCAGTCTGCTCTTTAACTGGCTAGAGAAACAAGCGGGAGGTTAAACGTGAACAAATCAGATATTAAGCCTGGAGACTATGTAAAGGTCCTCAAGAACGAAAATTTCCATAGTATAGTACAGGTCAAAAATGTATATGACGTATACATCGAGACGACACATGGAATTTTTAATTCTGAAACCCTCGCATCCCGTGTGAATAGAAATTGTGTTATATCAGGGATCGTAAAATGGGAGGATTTATCAGATGAAATCAACAACTGAAATGGATTTAAGCAAAATTGATGTAGGGGAAATCAAAGGCATTCGTTTGATAGAACCAAACGAACTAGCCGAAGAAGACGAGGTAGAAATGAAAGAAAAATCTTATGAACAAGTGCTGTATGAAATGATTGAAGAAGACAAGGTCAACAACCCTAATCACTACAAGGGCGCATTTGGCCTTGAAGCTATTGAGGTTGTCCGTAACTTTGCAGGTAATTTAACAGCCGTTCAAGGCTTCTACTGGGGCAATGCAATTAAATACTTGCTACGATTTCAAAGCAAGAACGGTTTGGAAGATTTGAAAAAAGCCAGAAAAAATCTGGATTGGTTGATTGAGGGGATGGAGAAAGAAAATGAATAAAAAAGAATTGGTTAAGGCATTGATGAATCGAATGCAAAATTTTGGATATTTCCCAAGTTTTACAAACGTAAAAACTTTTATCAAAGAATATGAAAAATTGACTAAGCCAGAACCACAAAAACCAGTCGTACCGCAGTTTGTGGCGGAGATTATCGAGTATTACAAAAGAAATAATGCTACATTATATGATGCGCTCAGAGAGAAGAATTTTAATAAACAATACAGTGAGTGGTTGCTGAATGAACAAAACGCTTACGACAAAGTCGCCAAAGCTTGGCTTGACGGCTACGAGGTCGAGAAAGAGAAGCGGTATACGGTTAAGATAACAAAAACAAAGCAATATCTATACAGCAGAGATAATGACTTTTCTTTTATTAGTTATGTGCGACCAGATGATAATCCACACAATTGTCACACCCGCAAAGAACTAGAAGAAGCTGGGTTCGGATGGGTGTTTGATTGCGAGGGGATTAAGATTGAGGAGGTGGAAGAATGAGTGGATTTGAAATATATTTATCTAAAAACGACCTTGAACATATCGCTAACGGGTATGACATTAAACTAAAACTAGGTGATAAAAGATTTTTGAAAGTAGATGAAATCATTTTAAGACCTGCATTGATAAATGATCTCACAAATCCAATATTGAATTATAAAAATAAAATAATCAACACAGAACAACAAAATATTATTAACAATTTCACGAGAGGTGCAAGATGATACCAAAATTTAGAGCTTGGCTCAAGAATGACAAGAAAATGATTGATGTTGATGAGATCCATTTTGATAACGGCCAGTTGGATTTTATCGGCGACGCAATCACATTTATGCGGGAAGCAGACGAAATCGAACTCATGCAATCGACAGGACTGTTTGACAAGAACGGACAGGAGATTTTTGAGGGGGATGTGGTAACAAATGGCTGGAAACGGCAGGTGGTTATATTTGGGACGCAGGAAGTTGAAGAGGATTTTGGCAGTATAAGAATTTACAGAGGCTTCAATCTGTATCTTGGCGGTGGGTATCCGAACGCTATTATGAGTGAATTTGAAGTTGTCGGAAACATCTATGAAAATCCAGATTTATTGGAGGCCGACAATGACCGAGATTAAACTAATATTTTTCATTGCCTCCTGCATAGTCTCGTTCTACGCAGGGGCGGTATTTAACAAACCTGTAGTAACTCACAAAGAGGAAATCAACGGTAGGTATCATGTCACAGTCAGACATTATGGTAAGTATCTGGTTAACAAGGAGCAGTACGAATCAACATCAGTCGGTGATGACATGCCAGAATTTTTAAGAAAAAAAGGAGATTAAAATGAACTCAGATAAATTTTTAAATAAGTTTACTTACTTAATCATGTGCGTATTTGTGGCAGTCGTATGCTTTGGATTTTATAAGCAATACGAAGCGAACCAAAATCTAAATGACAAAGTTTTTAGATTGGAACGACAAAACGCTGAAATCACTGAGCAGGTCGACAAGCTCAATAAAACGATTGATGCGGAGATTGCTAAAAATCTAAAAGAAGTGGCGGACAGAAACAATGTTGGAGGATAAGATAGCACAGTTAGAGCATGCAAAGGAATGCTATTTGAGAGACCTAGAACCTGAGCACATGGCGATTGTACAGAAGAGTTTTGGTCTACAAGTAGCGTCCAAGCGCAGGGATTGGTTAAAGAAGCAGGTCAAAAGATGTGATGAGGAGATTGAATGTCTGAAGAGAGAGTGATTCCGCTTTTGCCAGAAATTAACGAAAAAAGGACGATCCGTAAGGCAAAGGCTAAGTTGAGAGAGTATCCTAAATGGCGTGAGATTGCTTGTGATGAAGCTATCCAAAAAGTGACGCAAGAATTTACTTTTGAAATCCGTGGAGCAAGCGGGCCTAATAGACCTATCGAAAATCTGGCAATTAGACGAGTAGACGCTCTGTCTGAGCTGGAAGAGATTGAACAGGCAGTATCAAGACTGTTCAATCCAACCTACAGATTCATCTTGTATTCACGGTTTCTCAAGAACGTTCCTGACTCAGCATACGTCATCTATACGGAATTAGGAATTGAGAAGACGCGCTATCAGAATCTACTGGACAGAGCCTTACTGGCATTTGCTTGGCAATATCGAAATGGCATCTTGGTTTGCGAAAAGCGGTAAAAAAGCGGTAATTTTGCGGTAAAAAAGCGGTAAAAATGCGGGAATTGTTAGGCTGAAATAGTGATAAAATAGTAGTATCAAAGATTTGGCAAGAGGTCTTTGATGTTCTAATTCCTTTAAACTTCCGGGGAGAGAATGGTAGATTTTGACCTGATGCGATTTCAGGCTCTCTCTTACATAACCGCAAACAATAAAATTTAGAAGTTCGTACAGTATCGCGCCTATGCGGTTAGGGCGCATTTCGGGAATAATGGTTAAGAGGTCTTAAGTCTCCTTATGTATTTTTAATGTTCATGTTCGTGTTCATGGTTACCTCGCAAAAACCTTTTTCAAAAAATCTTTGCCTCTTCTGGTTCGATTCCGGAAATTCCCATGTAGTCGCATAAAGCGACTTTTTATTTTGTCTGAAAAGGTGGTGATGGAAAATCGCTAAATTAACTCTAAAACAACAAAGATTCGCTGATGAGTACATCATCAGTGGGAATGCGACGGATGCTGCTATCAAGGCTGGCTATGCTAAGAGGTCGGCTGGCCAGATAGGCGAGCAGAACTTGAAAAAACTTGAAATTAAGAAATACATAGATGAGCGCTTGGCTCAGCTTGCGTCCGAGAAGATTGCAACGCAGGAAGAGGTGCTTAGCTATTTGACTTCTGTTATGCGTGGAGAGATGCAAGAACAGACCTTGATAAGTATCGGAGAGCTAGGGCAGGAAATAACGGATATAGACGTAGGGGCCAAGGACAGGATTAAAGCTGCTGAACTTTTGGGCAAACGGCATAGGCTTTGGACGGACAAGGTAGAGGCTGACATTTCTGGAACGGTGGTGTTTGCGAATGAATCAGACTAAGCTAAATGATGTTGTTGTAGATCTCCCCAAAATGGTTGGCAAAGGCTATGGCCAGTTCTGGCGCTCGCGTAATTTCTACCGCGTCGTAAAAGGGTCTCGTGGTTCGAAGAAATCAAAGACGACAGCGCTGAACTTTATAACGCGTATCTTGAAATATCCTTGGGCTAACTTGCTTGTGGTTCGTAGGTATTCGAATACGAACAAGCAATCGACTTACACGGATTTTAAGTGGGCAGCCAATCAGTTAAAAGTCGCTCACAAATTCAAGTTCAATGAGTCGTTGCCTGAAATCACAGTTAAAGAGACGGGGCAGAAGATATTGTTCCGCGGTTTGGATGATGAATTGAAGATCACATCTATCACGGTAGATGTAGGAATACTCTGCTGGGCTTGGTTCGAAGAAGCTTATCAAATCGAAAGCGAAGATAAGTTTAGTACGGTTGTCGAGTCGATCCGTGGTAGCTTGGACGCGCCCGACTTTTTTAAACAAATCACGGTAACGTTTAACCCGTGGAACGAAAGACACTGGCTCAAACGTGTCTTTTTTGATAAAGAGACGCAGAGAGCAGATACGTTGTCGCTCACAACCACTTATAGATGCAACGAGTGGCTGGATGAAGTCGATATTAAACGATATGAGGATTTGTACCAAACGAACCCTAGACGGGCTAGGATCGTCTGTGATGGTGAGTGGGGCGTGGCTGAGGGCCTGGTATTCGAGAATTACAGCGTCCGAGATTTTGATATACAGGACACGATAAAACGGGTAGGAGAAACGACTGCAGGTCTTGACTTTGGTTTTACGCACGACCCGACTACTTTCCCGCGCTTGGCTGTGGATTTGGATAAAAAAGAACTGTGGATATATGCAGAGCATTACGAGCACGCTATGACCACAGAAGATATTTACCAGATGATTGCCAAGAACGACATGCTAAACGCTGAAATTACAGCAGATAGCGCAGAACAACGCTTGATAGCAGAGTTGAGATCTAAGGGCGTCAGAAGAATACAAGCGTCTGTGAAAGGCAAAGGTTCAATAAACGCTGGCATAGACTTCATGAAGCAATTTAAAATCTATATCCATCCGTCTTGCGAGAAGACGATAGAAGAATTTGATACATACATCTACAAGCAAGATAAAGACGGCAATTGGTTGAACGAGCCCATCGATGCGAATAACCATGTCATCGATGCGATTCGATACGCTTTAGAAAAATATCACATCGAAAGAAAATCAACACAAGACCGCATGAAGAACGCATCTTATTATTTCAGGAGGTAAAATTGGAAGTAAAATTTTTAAATGGCACACGCTTCGATAGTAGATCGAACGAGCATTTTATGATGATGACAGAAGACTTCGAAGTCATCGAATACGGTTCCGACAATTGGATTGAGCAGTTGAAGCGTTATGTGAATCGTCACAAAGCAGAACAACAGCCACGGTTAAAAGAGCTGAAGCGTTATTATAAAGGCGACAACAATATCAAGTATCGACCTGCTAAAACAGACGAGACTGCAGCAGATAATCGCATTTCTAGCGATTTTGCCAAGTACATTACCATTTTCGAGCAAGGGTACATGTTAGGGAATCCGGTTGAATACAAGAATGAAAACAAAACTATTCTTGAACATATCAAGGATTTTTCTGCTAAGAACAACGAGAAGAAGCACAACTCCTCAATCAAAAAAGACTTGTGTGTGTACGGTCGTGCTTACGAGCTTTTAACAGTCACAGAGCGTGATAGCAAAGCGTGGGTTAAGCTGTACAAGTTAAAACCAGAACAGACTTTTGTCATTTACGACGATACTTACGAGCAAAACTCGCTCATGGCCGTAAATTACTACGATGTCGATTATGGAGATAGTAAGCGTAAGACGATTATTAAAGTCTATACTGCAGATCGTATCTACAGTTACGAGTGGAAATCCACAGATAGCGATAAAATGGCGCTCAAGGACGAGCAAGAGCACTACTTCAAAGCTGTGCCAGTTAATGAGTACAGCAACAACGAGGACCGCTTAGGTTCTTATGAATCGGTGTTGGATAACATAGATGCATACGACTTATCGCAGTCTGAGCTTGCAAATTTCCAGCAGAATAGTAATGATGCAATTCTGATGATCAAAGGCAATCCGTATACAGGCGCAGAAGAGAATGATTTTTTGGAAGATGGACGAATCAATCCAAACGGTCGTTTGTATGTGTCGCAGGCTTACAAGAAAGCGCAAGTCCTCATTTTGGATGACAATCCAAACCCAGGCGGAGCTAATCCAGATGCGAGTTACTTAATCAAACAGTACGATAGTAACGGAGCAGAAGCGTATAAGCAGCGTTTAGTTAACGATATTTTGCGTTTTACTTTTACGCCTGACACGCTTGATAACAGCTTTGCTGGCACACAGTCTGGTGAGTCAATGAAGTACAAGCTCATGGCTAGTGACAACTACAGAGAGCAACAAGAAGACCTGTTTGAAGCCGGTCTTATGCGTCGCTTGCGCTTGGCTGTGAACATCTGGGCAATCCAAGGAAATGAAAATACAGCTTATGAGTTAATCAACGAAACTTCTGTGGTCTTTAGTCCGAACGTTCCGCAAAACGAAAAAGAAATCGTTGAGATGATTAAGTCGTTGTATGGAATTGTCAGTGATCAGACTATTTTCGAATTGCTGAATCAAGTTACGGGTGTGGATGCTGCAGATGAGCTGGAACGTTTGAAGAAGCAAGAAGCCCTAGAACAGCCTAAACCACGGTTAGATCCAGTAGATGAGGTGGTCGATGATGAACAAGAAGCTGAATCAAAACCATCTTGATTACTGGTCAGGTCGCTCAGATGAAATTTTCCGATACTTAGATCGAAAAGATATTGATTTTTTTGGAGAATTAAACAAGGTTTATCAAGAGCAAGCTAACGAAATGCAAAAGGCTTTTTATGATTTTGTTAGCAAGTATTCCGAAAACGGCTCGATGAGCTATCAGGAGGCTGTACAGCGCCTGAAAGGCACCGATCTGTCAGATTATCGGGAGAATGCCAGAAAGTATCGTGAGCAAGCCGAGAAAGACCCAGAATTGCTCAAAAGGTTGAATGAACAATATGCATCGGCTAGAGCGACAAGATTAGATGCTCTACAAATAGATATGTTTTTTCGTGCGGGAGTTGCGCGAGGACTTATTGCTGATAAGTTTGAAAGCTATTTACAAAAAATGGCTCTCATGGGCTATAAAAAGGCTATGAGCGGCCGAGTTGGTGCAATCAACGAGCCAGCTTTAAAAGAATTAGTCAAAACACCTTTTAACGGTTATAACTACAGTCAGCAATTGTGGGGTAATACAGACAATCTAGTGAAGGATTTAAAAAAAGTCCTGAAGGCTGGTTTTGTTCGTGGAGAACACCCCAGAACAATGGCTAGAGACTTAGCACAAAGATACAAAGTAGCCAACAGTCGAGCTGAAACACTTGTCAGGACAGACGGGACGATGATTGTCAATCGTTCTGCTATCCAGAGATACAAGGATGCGGGGCTTAAATACTATCGAATATTGGTTCATCTGGACAATAGGACAACTGAAATTTGCAAAAGAATTCACGCAGAAGACAAGCGATATTTGATTGATGAAATGCAAGCAGGAGTAAATGCTCCACCTTTTCATTTTAATTGCCGGTCTGGTGTGATACCTGATGAAGAAGAATTGAATGGTGATATCAAAGCTTATGACCATGACTTTGAAAAGTTAAGAGATGATCTTGCTGATTTGTGGGATGATATATCAAAAGGGAACTTACCTTACAAGAGTATCGAACGAAGCCTTGCGGAGAGCTATACAATCGGACAATTGCCAAACGTAAAGGGAACTGAAGAGTTGCTAAAATATGTACAAGTAACCGGTAAGAGTTTAGCGAAAATCTTAGAAAAGCACGGAACGGAATTCCCATTGGAGCAAATGTTATTGTTGCAAGAATTGGTTACCGATCCAGATTATGCTGCAGATAATTCTAATCATCATAACAATTCGATATTACTCTATAAAAAAGTTCCTGAACGCTTGAAATATCTAATGGAAGCCGCGCTTATACAAAAAGATGATGGTAGCTACATTATTCATTATCACAAAATAAAAAAACAAAAATTAAATAAATTGAAACGTGAGCAAAAGATACTTTACTCTAAAGATGATATGTGATATACTTAGAGTAAAGATAGAGGTTGAAAAGTATCCGCCTCCAACGCGCCACTTAGCTAGTGGGTCGAGAAATGCGGGCGACATTCGGCGGTCCCGCCTATCTTGCGCTTAGATAGTAATCTAGGCGCTTTTTTGTTGTCCAGAAAGGGGATAAAATGTTTATTTGGAATTTAGTATCTATCACAGCAGGCGTTATCGTACTGATTATATTATTAGCTATTAGCTATATCGTATTAGCTGGATTACTTGAAGATGCTAGAAATGCTCTAGCTAGAAGCAGGAAAGAACGAGATGAACAAATACAAAAAGCTGATCGGATTGATTGAAGATAACGGCCTTGAAATTCAATCTAAGAAATGTTACGACTCACAGAGTGACTGGCATGGTGAGGAGTTATGGATTGTCGATAAAGAAAACGGCAATAAAATCTTTGATTTATCAATAAATGGTTACTGTTTTAATGATGAATCGGTTCAGAAAGCTATTGAAAAAATTGAGAACTATCTATCTTTGAAAAAAATGGATACTTTTGATGATTTTAAAAGCTGGGTTGAAAAGAATGCCGTGCCTGAAAAAACGGAATAAACTGCTATAAATTGCTATAAAAAAAATATAAACCGTGTCGGAATCGATGCGGTTTTTGTATTTAAGAAAGGAACAGAAAAAATGGACCCTTGGAAAGAACGATTTAAAAAAGAATACTACGAATTGAGAGAACGATTCCAAAAGTTAGACATGATGATTGGCCAATACGAAAAAGGACAACTAGAGTTTGAACCAAAATGTCCAATTGATTTGTTAAAAGGTCAGCGTTCGACTATGTGGAATTATTTAAAAATTCTAGAACAACGTGCAAAAATTGAAGAAATTAAATTATAAAACCTAACCGTATGGAATCCCGTACGGTTTTAATATTGTCCAAACTTTGCTGAAGACTTTAAAAGCTGTACTGTTTCGTCGCCGGACGTAAAACGAGACTATCGAGTGGCGACGTAATCGCTGGAGGACAATTATGTCAGAAGAAATCAACGGAACTACTACAACTGTGGATCAAACTGAGACCGTCGACACTCAGAACGAGAAAGCGGTAGATGTAGAGTCAAATGCAAATAGCGATGAGCACGGACGTACATTTACTCGTGCTGAAATCGGCAAAATGTTAGCTGCTGAACGCACCAAATGGGAGGCTGAACAAGCAACGGCGCTTGAACAAGCTAAAAGCGAAGGCGAACGACTAGCTAAGCTGACCAAAGACGAACGCGCTAGAGAAGAAGAAGCGAAACGCATTGCTGAATTAGAAAAGCGTGAACAGGTTATTGCTGAGCGTGAGATGAAACTAGCGACACAATCGCTCTTAGCAGACGAAGGGTTGCCACAAGAGTTTTTAGATCATGTGTTGGCTCCAACTGCTGAAGAAGTAAAGGCTAAAATCACGGCTTTACGTGATGTGTTTGATAGTGAAGTTGAAAAGCGCGTAAACGAACGACTGGTTCAAAGCGCACCTCGTCGTGGTACTACTACAGGAATCACGAAAGAACAAATTATGGCAATTGAAGATACTGACAAGCGTCAGGCTGCGATTGCTGAAAACATCAATCTATTTAGAAAGGGCTAGAATATGGCTGAACAAAAACTAACTACTATGGCTAACTTGGGCGAAATCAAGTCTATTGATTTTGTTAACAAGTTTTCCAAAAATATCAACGATTTGCTAACTCTTCTGGGTGTTAGCCGTCGTCAAGAACTAACAAGCGACCTCAAGATCCAAACTTACAAATGGACTGCTGACGTAAACGCGACAAACCCAGGTGAAGGTGAAGACATTCCGCTTTCTCAAATGGTACGCGCTAAAGCAGATGCTTATGAAGTGGCGTGGTTCAAGAAACGTCGTTCTGTATCTGCTGAAGCGATTGCACGTCACGGAGCATCTGTTGCTATCACAGAAGCTGATACACGTTTAATGCGCGAAATTCAAAACGGAATCAAGGAGCAGTTCTTCACATTCTTGAAAGCTAACCCGACAAAGAACAAGGGTAAAGGCTTGCAAGGTGCGCTTGCTCAAGCATGGGCAAAAATCGCAACTTTCAACGAATTTGAAGGATCTCCAATTGTTACTTTTGTGAATCCAGTTGACGCTGCGGAATACCTTGGAAACGCCGGTGTAGGCGCTGATGCTTCTAATGTATTCGGTATGACTTTGCTCAAGAATTTCTTGGGTATGCAAAACGTGATCGTGATGAACGGTATACCAGAAGGCAAAATCTACACAACAGCAATCGAAAATCTTGTGTTTGCTAACTTAAATGTATCTTCTGGAGATCTTGGCGGATTGTTCGCGGACTTTACAGATGAAACTGGTTTGATTGCAGTTGCTCGCGACCGCGCTTTGAAAAATCTCACTTACGAATCTGTATTCTTCGGTGCTAACGTACTCTTTGCGGAAATCCCACAAGGCGTCGTAGAAACTTCTATCGAGAAACCAGCAGCAGTACCAGGAGGCTAATTAATGACGGCGATTGATACAAATGAGATTTTAAAAGAAATCAAATTATTAAAAGGGGTAAGCGATACTGCGCAGGATGACTTGCTGAATTTGACCATCAAAGAAAGCGTTGAGCGCATCCTTGCCTTTGTCAATCGCTACTCTGAAACATCAATTACGGAAATTCCAAACAATGCAGCATATATCGTTCGAGATGTGGCTATCAAACGATTTAACAAGTTGAATTCTGAAGGCGCTAAGGCCGATAGTGAAGAAGGAAGGGCGTTTACATGGGAAGACAGTTATTTGTCTGAAGATGATAAGCAGGCCCTTATTTCTTTAGCTACAAAAAGGCAAGCCAGAGGAATCGCACGTTTTATCTAGTAAGGAGGTGGCGATGTGATTTACAGTGACAGAGTCATTTTAATTAAAGAAACCGCTCCTAGAGACGAGCTTGAAGACGATGTTGCGACAGAACAAGTCGGGCCTTTGCCTTGTCAGCGCGGGACGCTAACCAACAATGAACAAATGGGAATCTTTGGAAAATACAATCTAGACGGTTTTAAGTTGCATTTACAAGGTATTCATCAAGATTTCTCAGAAGTCATCTATAATGGCAAGCGACGAGCTATCAAAGGCAAGAAATATCACAGAAACAGCACGGTGATTTATCTATGAGTCTTAGTTACAAGGTGAAAGGACTCGATAAATTTATTAGGTCCGTAGAAAACAAAGGACGACGAGCTAGTTCGGCGGTTGACAAAGAACTCAATAGGTCAAGCCTCAGAGTTGAACGCTCTGCTAAGAAAGGTGCTCCTTGGGATACAGGGTGGCTCAGTGAGAATATATATAGCTCGAAAGCTTCTCGTTTGGGGTATAAAGTCATTTCTCCTGCTGAATATTCTGTTTATGTCGAACTCGGAACCCGCAAGATGGTGGCCCAACCGTTCATGGAACCAGCGTTGAAAGAAGAACATCCTAAATTGATGAATAACCTTAACAAAATGTTTAGAAAGTAGGTGATCATGGATTCACCAACAACTAAATTATTAAAAGACTTAAGAAAACGATTGGAGCCCTTGGGTCTTCCAATCCATTTTAAGTTACCCGACGCGTCCGTAGCAGAGCCGTTTCTTATTGTCGGTGGAATTATATCCGACACATCAAAAACGGCGCAGACGGGGCTAATAATCGAAGATAGCACTATTCAAATTGATATATTTCTACCTGGAAACAAGAGTAGGATCTATGCAGAATGTATCAAATCTCAAGCTATCCGGTTATTAGGTCGTAGCGCACGGACAACATCAAGCATATTGATGGACAACTCAATCGGTCGAGAGGTCTATCATATCGTCATTAAAACGACCGAAACTATACTTTAATTAAGGAGGTCCTAAATGGCTGAAAAAGGACAAGTAAAGATTACTACAGCTAAACCTATTGTTGGTAAGAAAGTATTTTACTTTATTCAATCAATCCACGCTGAAAAAGGCGATGGAGCTCTCTTGCCTGCTTACCGTACAGACGGAACGACTACTCTTGGCGGGGAATATCAAGATGAACAAACTCAACAAGGGCGTTTGCTTGAGAAATCAAGTGACGAGCACTCTGTTGAGTTGACTCAATACTTCGCACCAATGGATCCATCAGTAAAAGTAATTTTAGATGCACAAGCGACAGGCGAATCAATCAAGATTTGGCGCGTCATTGTTGACGAAAGTGTCAAAACTCAAATCGGTGAAGATCCAAATAAAAAGGATGCTTATCCTGCTAAGTTTGGATACGCTAAAATTACTGATGATGTCGAATTTAACGACGGAGCAGAAGAGTTTGTTGAGTTATCATATACTGCTGGTATCGTTGGACGTTTGCAAGACGGTAAATTCCCACTCTCTGCAGAAGAATTGGCCGTGTTGAACAACATCTACGCTTACCAAAACCCAGGCGAAACAACAGGCGACTACGACAACATCCAACGCTAAATTTTAGAAAGGTGGCTGTCATAGGTCGCCTTTTTATTTTGTATAAAAGGAGAAAAATCATATATGGAAATTAAACTCGGCAATAAAGTCATCGAAATTAAATTTGATTACCGTTTAATGTTTAAAATCGACAAAGAGATGGCAACAAAGGATGAGAATGGCCAATCTTCAGGAAACGGAGTTGGAGCTCTCTTCTTCAAGATTGTGAACCGTGATGACCAAGGTATTGTTGACTTGATCCAATTTTGCGGGAGCAAAAAAGGAAAGGCAGTAACTGAGGACGAGGCGTTATCAGCAATCGAGGATTACTTCGAGAACACAGAGTCAGATGATCCGCAAGAAGAACTGTTTAAAGAAATTGAAACAGAGATGGTACAATCAGGTTTTTTCAAGAAGAAGATTTTGAAATATATCGAAAACATGAAGTTAGGGAAGGAATTGGCAGAGAGTCAAGCCAAAGACAACGACCCGACAGCGATCGCACAGGTCAAAGCGATTTCCGAAATTATTGGAAAGATGGAAAGCGTAGTGTCTTAACAGAGTGTGCAAAACTTGGTCTTACAGACCAAGAAACGATTTTAAATTGTAATAAGTGGGAGTTAGAAGCGATTCAGGAAGGTCTTTATTACAAACAAATTGAGTTGCGAGAGGCTTTATCTGGCTTAGCGATTGAAATGCGTTACGCACTAAATGCTAAGAAGGTGGATGCCAAAAAGCTTAGCAAGAAGAAGGATAAAGAAACCATTCGAAGAGCTTTCAACAAACCTACAAAACAAGAAATCAAAAACAAAGGTGAATTCGTGGCTATGCTTGAGAGAGCTAGCCAGATGTTTGCCAAAAGAAATTAAGTAGCAAAGGAGGTGGATGCATGTCTTACGATGGTTCAATTTTTGCGTTTATCGGAGCCGATACTAAAGACTACGAAAAAGCTATGAATGATGTTATAGCCACTACTAAGAAAGCTTTTGATGATGCTCAGAAAGCTGCAGTCAATAGCTCTAATCAGATGATTCAGAAAATCGGTCAACTGATGAACCAATTGGCAAGTAATACTGGTAGTATTGGTAGCAAAATCGGGCAAGGGCTAAAAGGTGGGCTAAACATCGCGCTTGGTGAAATACAGCGTATTGCATCCAATATCGGACAACGTTTGCCCGAACCCATACAGGCTGGGTTGAATAAAATTGGCCAAGGGTTCGCTAGTCTTGGGGCTAAAATTTCTGGAGCACTATCTCCAATCGCAAGCAAAGTTTCCTCTGTAGGAAATGCGATTAGTCAAAAATTAGGGAGTGCGTTTAGTGCAGTATCTAATAAGGCTAGCAATTTTGTGAATCAGGTTGGTAATTCTCTCGGTGGGAAACTGATTGGTAAGATTAGTTCTTTGTCCAGTAAAATTACTAGCGGATTAGGAAATGCGTTTCAACAAGCGGGTAGTAAAGCAACTAATGCTTTAATGGGCATTGTAAATCACACAAATCAGGCTGCATCTGCCACAAGTAATCTTATCAAGACGGCTTTGGGTATTTCTGCAGCATACGCAGGATTCAACTTTATCAAGAACGCAATTGGTGGTGCGGTTACTAAGTCAGCTGACTTTGAAGCTCGCATGAGTAGCATCAAGGCGGTTACCGGATCTAGTGCTGACGTGATGAAACAATTCCACGATGCAGCGATTAAAGCGGGTGCTGATACAGCATTTTCTGCTACTGAAGCAGCAGATGCCATTGAAGAACTATCAAAAGCTGGGGTATCTACAAAAGATATCTTAAACGGTGGTTTAACAGGCGCTTTGAACTTAGCTACGGCTGGAGAACTCGATCTGAAAGAAGCTGCAGAAATTGCTTCAACTGCTTTAAATGCCTTCAAACGAGACAATCTGAGTGTAGTAGATGCTGCAAACCAATTAGCGGGTGCTGCTAATGCTTCTGCAACAGATGTCCACGAATTAAAATACGGGCTTTCAATGGTAGCTCCAGTCGCTTCAGGTTTAGGCTTATCATTCCGTGATACCACAAACGCTCTCGCAGTATTTGCTCAAAACGGTCTTAAAGGTTCTGATGCAGGTACATCACTAAAAACAATGCTGATGAACTTGCAACCTCAGACTAAAGGCCAATATAATGCGATGAAACAATTAGGTATCATCACAGAAGATGGTGCTAATAGGTTCTTTACTGCTGAAGGTAAAATCCGCTCATTTGCAGAAATTTCTCAAGTGTTGAAGGAAAGTCTTAGCGGGTTAACGCAACAACAGCAACAACAAGCGCTTAAAACTTTATTTGGTACCGATGCGGTTCGTGCTGCAACTATCGCGATGAACGAAGGGGCAGACGGAGCGAACAAAATGCAGGCAGAAATCAGCAAGGTTACTGCAGCAGAAGTAGCAGCAGAAAAGTTGAATAACTTAAAAGGTGCTATTGAAGGTTTGAGTGGATCATTTGAAACGCTACAGATAAAACTTGGCGAATCCGTCCTGCCACTATTTACTACGATTGTAAAATATGTGGATAAGTTAGTGGATAAGTTCAGTCAGTCTCAAGCGGTGCAAAAATTTACTGATGCCATGGCCACTATCAACCCTGTCTTAGACCATTTTCTCAATGGGACCAAGCTGGCAGATGGTACTATGGAAAAATTCAAAAGCACTATGTCATCTGCTGCGCCTATTCTTAGTTTGATAGGTGGCCTCCTTGTGTTTAGTCCTGCGACTAAAGGTTTAACGCTGTTAACAGGTCTCTTAGGAGGCCTTGGTGGCAAAATCATTAGCTTTGGTGGTGTCATAGGTGGTGTCTTCAATAATGCCGCAGGATATATCGGAGCGTTTTCTGCAAAAATAGGTGGCATTCCTGGCGTTTTAGGAGGCGCTGCATCCAAAGGTATTAGCGTACTTGGCATGATGTCACAAGGTATTGCATCGGTCATGAGTATAGCTTTAGTATCTATCGGTCCTGCTGCAATCCTTGGCCTTGTAGTAGCTGGTTTAGGGATCATCAACAATCAATTTGGCGCTCAAATAGATCAGTTATTAAATACGGTGACGACCAAAGGCCCTCAAATCATTCAAAACCTTATCTTGGGTATAACCACTCAAATCCCTGCTTTGATTGCTTCGGGCGCGGATTTGATAGCAAAGTTTGCCAATGCGTTTGCGACTATGTTCCCAGTCTTAGTTCAAGCTGGGGTTGATTTGATTGGTAGTTTGGTTCAAGGTGTAGGTCAAAACGCACAGTCGCTTCACAGTTCGGCCATAACGGTTATCGGTGCGTTTTTACAATCCATCGCAAGTGCGCTTCCGCAGTTGCTGGGCATGGGTATGCAACTAATCGCAGACTTAACTCAGGGTGCGCTAAATAACATGCCACAAATCTTACAAACAGCCCAACAGGCAGTCACTACATTCTTGACTGGTATTGGTCAGCAAATGCCACAGATTATCCAGAATGGTATTCAGATTTTGCAAAACCTTGTAAATGGCGTTATCCAATCACTACCAACGATTCTAAATATTGCTGTTCAAGTTATTACATCCTTTATTCAAGGGTTGGTATCTAACTTACCTGCAATTATTCAAGGTGGTATACAACTAATCATGTCTTTAGTGACTGGATTAATAAACGCTTTGCCACAAATTGCTCAATCAGGGGCTCAAATTATCGGAGCTTTGATAAAAGGTTTAGCGACCGCTGTTCCTCAACTAATCATGGGTGGTGTAGAGCTGATAGCTAAATTAGTCTTTGGATTAATCACTGGTATACCTAAGATTGTTGAAGCTGGAGGCAAAATCATTGGCGAACTCGGTAAGGCGATGCTTGGAGCAATCCCTGAAGCTATTGGTAATGTTGCTAAATCCGTAGGAGATTTCTTCGGAGGCATGTGGGATTGGATCACTGGTAAAACAGATGAAGGTGCGGAGAAGGTCAAGGCCAAAACCTCAGAAATGGCTGATTCTGTATCGTCTAAAACCTCAGAAATGTCCGTGAATGCGCAGAACAATGTTTCTGCTCTCAAAGAAGGCGTGCAATCAAGTATAAGTATGTTAAGCTTGAACGCTACAAATTCAAGCGCGACTATGATGACTAACGTAAATAATAATATGTTAGGCATGCAAACCAACGCTACAATGCAGGCTCAGATGATGCAAACAAACGTTGGAACATCCATGGATTTGATGGGCGTTGATACTCTCAATAAAGCTACGAACATGCAGACTAATGTTGATGCAACCATGCAAAACATGACTGCTAACGCAAGTTTAAACGCACAAAATCTTGCAACCAATGTTTCTACTAGCATGTCTCAAGCTCAAATGAATGCAACAGCTCAAGCTCAAGCCATGCAAACCAATGTTGATACAAGCCTGAACACCTTAAACGCTAATGCAGGAACCACAATGCAGTCTCTGCAGAATGTATCTAACACAGCCTTCCAAGGCGTTAACGCTGGAGCGACGGCATCAACTGCACAAGCTTCTGCAAATGTACAGGCGAACTACAATGCGATGCAAACTTCGGCTCAAATAAACACTGCTGCAGTCCAAGCCGTGACAGCAACTAATTTAGCAGCGGCGGAAATGGTTGCCCAAACCAAGACCGCAAGTATTGCAAACATTGTTACATCGAACCTTAAGAAAGCCGAGACTAGCACTACAAATGCAATGAATGGGATTGCCAAATCCATAACAGATGGATTGAACAAGGTCAATCAAGTCGCGTCTAGTGCTGGGAATAGAATTGCTCAATCGTTTGTTAATACATTTAACAAAGCCAGAAGCGCAACTCAATCCGGAATGTCTGCGGTAGTATCTGCTATCCAAAGCGGAATGAGTAGAGCTGTCAGCGTATCTCAAAGCACCAGCAGCTCAATTGTATCAGCGTTTAGCCATCTTGGTTCATCGCTTCAAACCGTTGGATATTATGCAGGAATAGGCCTCTATAATGGTTTAGCAGGAATGGCTGGCAGTCTTTACTCGCTCGCATATTCAATCGCTTCTAACATTGCAAGCGTGATGCGTTCTGCTCTGGATATCCATTCTCCATCTCGAGTAACATCTTCTATCGGTAGTTTTACTGGTGAGGGGATGTACAACGGTATGTCTGATTGGGTCAAGAAGATTAATGGAGTAGCCAAACAATACGCTACTGCGATCACTGATCAACGATACGGAGTAGATAGTCTAATCACTACATCAGCAAGCGTAAACAACACTGGCTTACGCTCATCACTTGAAAATCTCAGCGATGACGTTCGAAACTCTCAATTATCAGATACTAAATTTGAAATCCACAATGAAATTGTCGGAGATAAGATTTACACATCCGTTAAAGAAAGAGAGGCGCGTTTGAGAGCGAAAGATGATTACTTTAGCTACGCATAGAAAGGCAACTAAATGGATTTATTGATTACACATGCTAACGCTGAAACAAAACTGTCTCAGCTCGGCATCTATAACATTACAATTGATGATAGTTCGCCTTCTATTGAGGTGGATAGGCGAACAGTAAAGGGGCGCAGTGGTTATATCCACGATGGGATAACATTACGTCGGAAACTTATAAAAGTTACAGGTAGGCTGGCCGTTGCTAGCCTTTCGGCTTTTATGGAGAAACAAGACGAGCTTTCAGGTTGGTTATATGGTGACGAGCCTTATTTTGTAACTAAAATGCACCCGACACAAGATGATTTGTACGAATTCGAATTACCAGGAGCAAAAAACGGAGATTTAAACCTCTTAGATATTCCACACACAGCCTGGAAATATCGATACAAAGTGCATATAAACAACGAAATTGAGTATTCGTTCATCGGAAAGTCACAAGCAGGTTTAAAATATGATGTTTCGTTTGAACTCGCAACAGCAGAACTACCGTTCGGAGAAACAAAGCCTACTGATATCACATTAAGCGGAGGAACCATTCCGTACAATGGCACAGCCGCATTAAATCAACTTGAGACACCTTACACGGTCGAATTGGTGTCAAGTGCAATCCAAAACAGTTTCTTTTTGGAAATTGACGGCAGGAGATGGAGCTACGTCCATACAGAAACAGCCATCCAAGCTGGTCAAAAATTGTTATTATCTGGTGTGGAATCCACTTTATACAAGGGTGTTGCAACATCAGATTTAAACATAAACAACAGGACAAATTACGAATATTTTGTGATTCGGCCAAATCCTCAAAAACAAGTGAGGTATTCAACTAATTTCAGAGGGACTATCCGAATAATTGGATTTAAAGAATTGTATAAGTAGGGAGGTGATAATTTGATTACATTTTTAGATGAAAAAGACAACGAACACAGCGCTCAGGTGGCATATTCAACGACCAGCTCTGTTAATGGCGAATTATCAATTAAAGGAACTATTTATACAAACCAAAAGGTTCTCCACGGGATAGATCGAGGATGGCGACTGAGATTAGATGATGAATATTATCGGATTATCTACGCAAAACCTAACGATACAGGCAGACAGATAGAGGTTGAATTTGATGCCGTTCATCAATTCTTCTACGATATGTCCAAAATGTCGTTATACGAAACCCTAGAGGGTTCAAAACCTATTAGAACATATTTAGATGCTATATTCAAAGGCACCTCTTACCGCTACGTTTTAGAAGTTGAAGTCGGCTCTATCAGAAAAGAGAATTTTGGCAATAAGTCACGGTTAAATCTCTTTAATGATCTTATCAAACACGCTAATTTGGAATTTTCTGTTAGCGGTCATGTTGTGCGGATCCTGAAGAACATAGGAACGGACCAGTCTGCTATTGTCAGAAAAAACTTTAATATGAACGAGCTCACGATTGAGAAGGACATCAACAGTTTTGTTACTTATCAGCGTGGCCTTGGCATGTGGAAAGATGAAGAAAACCACGATCTAGGGAGATACGAGGCTGTGTACGAGAGCCCACTAGCTCAAATATACGGTCGAATAGAAGCCGAGCCGGTTGTTGACGAGCGGTACAAAGAAACAGGTAAGCTTTTAGAACGTCTAAAAACTAATGTGGATAATTCTTATAAAATTTCCATATCTATTGCTATGGAAGACCTGACAAAGGCAGGATATAAGTTGTCAGAGCCTCGAGCAGGCGACTATATCATGGCAGTCAATGAGACCTTAGGATTGAGAAAGAAAATCAGAATCGTTTCGCTCATTAGTGAGTATGATGTTTCTGGCAAATTAATCAGTCGAAAAGTAACGTGTAATGATATTGGCTCTGTTAAGCGAAATTCGGGTGAGATGAGCACTCTTTCCAGATCCGTAAATGACTCGCTGGAAAATAGCTCCAGAGCTCTAGATGTAGCTACACAAGCCCTTACTTCTGCCGATGGAAAAAATACGAATTACTTCGGCGATAAGAAACCGGCCGACATCCCAAAGGGCACGTTAAAAAAAGGCGACCGATTGTTTTTGACAGTCGGAGACAAAAAAGTGCTTTATTTTTGGAACGGGTCAGAGTGGGAGCTTGAACCGACCGAATTTGATAGTGACAAGTTCAACGCAGAATTTGACCGCAAAGCTGAAACGATAAATAAAAATATCCAGCAAGTCGAGAACAAAGCCTCTGAAGCCTTGAACAAAGCAGGTGCAATCATTGATAGCCAAGAGTTACTGGATAAGATCAACTCCCATCTATATTCAGACGCTAATAATGACGACAACGGAATTTTAGGTAAAAAGTTTCGACTGCAACGAGAGGCCAATAGATCAACTCGAAATATAGCGACATCAACTAGAGATAAGCTCACGGATTACCAACGCACAAACGACGAGAACCTAGTCCGCATTGGTCAACAGTTGGGCAACACAGTCAGCAAGGCCGAAATGAAGCAGACAACAGACGGGATTAGAGAGACGATTTTAGAGCTTCAGACAAATGGTTCTGGCGGGCCGAATATGATCCGCAATTCACGGGCGGATGATGGACTGCAGTATTGGGAAACTCAGAGTGTTAACTTCCAGAGTCACGGATTCTACTTCAACGGTCAGAAGCGCATGTTTGCTCTTACTGGTGTATCTTGGATGAAATCTCCTAGGTTCCTGCTCAAAAAGAATACAGCCTACATGCTGAACTTCTTCGGTTTTAATTCAGGAAACACAAAGAGCTTAAGGGTCTACATCCGTAAGCGGAAGAAAGGTGAGACACAGGACTACACATCAGAAGAGTTAGTATTCAACCCTACGACTATACCATTCCTTAGCCACAGGGAAGCTGTTAAAAAATCCTTTAGTTTTAATACAGGTGATTTTGATGAAGGCTATCTCTATATTTTTAATGGCGGGCCTAACAACGGAGCGGATAAATGGTCTGGTGTATTCCTAACCGAGTTCGACCTATATGAAGGCACAACCGATCGCAAGTGGCAACCAGCTCCAGAAGATGGCGCAGAGTGGCTAAATGGTAAGATAACCACATTAGACCGCACGTTAGACGGCATTAGAGAGACTGTCACGGAAGCCAAGAGCTACATTGACGCAGACGGGCAGAGAAGACAAGAGATAAACCAGCTAATCAGAGATGAGACAGCCAAGGGCATTAATACAGTCTTGTCCACAGTCGAGCAGTCAGGCTATGCCAAGCGTACAGAGATACAGTCTATCACTGAGACACAGAGGCTCTATGACCGTATCATTGGTACTACGGAAGACGGAATTAAGCAGAATATCGCTCGGATGACGCTGACAGATAGTCTGTTTCAGACGGAAGTCTCAAAAGCAGTTAATCAAGAGCTTACGTCTTCAAACTATGTAGCCAATCCGTTTACCATGTCGGATTATGTAAGGAAGTACTTTGGCAAAGGGGATACTTCAACGGTTTCTCTTGTAAGTTCGGGCCTCTCTGCTTTTGGAAAGTTGGAGTTTCACGCCCATTCAAAGTTGACTTCCAATGACGCCGTGTGGTTGCCGTTAAATCGAATCCCAGAACGGGTTAAAGATTTATCGTTTTCAATTATTGTTGAAGGCATTGATAAATGTAATATTTCGGTAGCCATTGGTACCGAGAACGCATCATCATCTATACCATACAAACGGCAAGGTGATACAATTTACGGAACGTGGACGGGCATTAGCTATTATTATAAAGGTTCTGACGGTGTTTATCTCAAAATCTCATTCTCAGGCTTAAATGGAGAAAGCGTGTTCCTCAAAAAACCTATTGTCGTTGAAGGTAGAGAGCCCAAATTTGACTTTGAGGTAAATAAGCGGATGGAAGTAGACCAAGCTGTCCGAAGCGTCCAAACTCAATTGGCGGGCTCTTGGGCTATCAAAAACCTTAATTCTGCTGGAGATCTAATCTCAGGTATAAATTTAGGCGCAGATGGTAGGAATCGCATTACTGGTAAGTTAACACACATCACCAACGAGACGCTGATGGATAGGGCTAGTATCAAGAGCGCTGCAATCGAGAGCATAACAGCTGACCAGATAACAACTGGTACGCTTAACGCCTCACGTATCAATGTAATCAACCTCAACGCACGAAGTATCACGTCTGGAACATTCAGAGGGCTTGAGTATGAAGGTGGTATTATCCGAGGGAACAACGGGAATACTATCATCAATCTTAATACTAATTTCACGACGTACAATGGTACGGCTAGGATTGAGTTCAAATCACCTCAGAATTGTTTAGTCCACAGTTCCGGTGGTACACACGCTTTCTTAACTCCAACGCAAAGAGGCGGTACGTCTTATGCAGCGTGGGCCTTTGGTGTTGGTGGTAGTGCGCTTGATACCAATGCTAATTTTACGGGAATTAAGATATTTAATGACCCTGGAGCGCGAGAGGTTATTTTGATTGGAGATGTGCGATTTGTAAAAGATACGTTTACCCGAAATGCTCCAGCTACAGCGTTAACCGATATATTATCTCAAATACAATATAATTTCGTTCAAATCAAAAATTGGTTTCAAAGAAGTGATCTAGGTTACCCTGGTCTATATGACATCGGCTTATAAAAAGGAGAAAAAATGACAGATAAAATTAATCAAGATATTATCAACGATTTAGGCATTCAGCTCGCTAACAAAATCATTGAGGCATCCGAGTACAAGTCTCGTCTCATAGCGGTTCAAGGCGAGCTAGATGCCTTTAGAGCAGTTCTAGCCCGCAATGACGAGTTACGAGCTAAATTTGAAGAAGAACAAGCGAAAGGAGAAAATCATCAATGACATTTGAAGTAAAAGACGCATCTGGCCAATATGGCCCCGACGGAACTGTTATTAAAACGATTGTCACAATCTACCAACAACAACCCTATTATGCGACTGCTGCATTTCCACTCGACGGTGACCATACGCACAAAGAGGCGAATGAGCTGTTGGAAATGATTAAGCAAGAGTTCTTTAAAGAGCACTACACAGCTTATGCCTTTAAAGAACTTGACAAGTCAGTGTCTAGCCAAAATGAGAAGGTGGATAAGCTGACCAAGCTTGCAGAAGCTACTGTCTTAGCTGTAGCTACTAACAAGGATAACCCTGTAGACCCTACGATTTACAAGCGGTACCTAGAGCTCATTGATCCAGCAGTAACTGGCAAATTGTATCACGCTTATGACGTATTTAGCCTCGAAGATGCTTCACATGAAGAGAAATTTGGAGAAGGCAAGCGCGTATTAGTACAAGTCAACAAAGACTTTACTTATGATGGTCAATCAGTATCTGAGTTCAAAACGGGCGGTTCGCTTGAGCTGGCTGGCGTTGGTGCAGCATTTCCTTGGGTAATGCCTAAAGAGTAGAAAGGGGTGCTTATGCCAGACTACGAAAGATTCATTTTACAATTGGGGCTATCTCTAATCCCTGTTTTAGGCCTGTATCTCTCAATGAGGGATCGGGCCACAAAAGAGGAAAATAGAAATACCATCATGGAAAAAGACATCGAGAATCTAAGAGAGTTTAAGGCTTCGGCCAGTAAACGCTTGGACAACCATGACGAGCAAAACAAGGCCATACTGGTCTTGGCGGAACAAGTTAAGGTCTTGAGCGAAGATGTAAGAGAGCTGAAGACCTTAATCACTAGCAATCGATAAAAAAAGAAAAAGAGGAAATATAATATGAAAACATTCGCTAAAAAATTAGGTATCAAAGTAATCAAAACAATGTCTCAGGCAGCACTTGGTGTAATCGGATCTTCAGCTTTGTTGACCGAAGTAAACTGGGCTGTAGTGGCTTCGACAATTGCTCTCTCAGGTTTGACTTGCGTATTGATGAACCTTTCCGAACTTAAAGAAGACTAATAAATTTAAAGGAGAAAAACACATGGCAGATATTGCAAGCTGGTTTGAAGCTCGTCGTGGAGCAGTTACTTACTCAATGCTAGGAAGCCGTAACGGCACAGACGGAACGGGCGACTGTTCAGGGACTATTTCCCAAGCCTTGAAAGACAATGGATTTGCTATCCAAGGGTTACCATCTACGGTGACTCTTGGGGCACAATTGGCAAGAGTTGGTTGGGTACGTATCAGCCGAAACGAAGACTGGGACGCGCAACGTAATGACATTGTCATGATGTCATGGAGTGCTGACATGGCTGGCTCTGGCGGAGCTGGCGGACACGTCGGAGCAATGCGCGACTCAGTCAACTTTATCAGTTGTGACTACTCAACTCAAGGAGCGCCTGGACAAGCCATCAATACTTATCCGTGGGATTACTACTACAACGCTAATAATCCAACATATATTGAGGTTTGGCGTTACAATGGCAACGCACCAGAAAAGCCACTACCTAACACAGCAGTAGCTCCATCTAGCTCACGCAAACCAAGTAGCAAGGCTTATTATTTGGCAAATGACGTACAACTCGTTAACGGCATTTACCAAATCAAATGTGATTACCTTTGTCCTGTTGGGTTCGACTTTACAGAGAACGGAATCCCTGTTAGCTTGGTTAACTGGGTTGACGAAAACGGCAACCATGTGCCAGATGGAGAAGACAAGGACTTCAAGGCAGGCATGTACTTTAGCTTTGAAGTGGACGAAGTACACATCACTGATACTGGCGATGGTGGCTACTACGGCGGATATTACTACCGAAGCTTTGAATTCGGACAATTCGGCACAGTCTGGCTCTCAGTTTGGGATAAAGACGATCTAGTAAATTACTACAACTAA